CAGAAAAAATTCCAAATAGAAGAGAAAAGACTTGCTCTCGTAAATCAAAGAGCAGTACTAGCAAAACAAAAATACGCGGCAGATAGCGATGAACAACTTGCAGAAGAAGCTTCAATTAACAATAATCAGAAGAAACTAGATTTACTTAAGGAACAAACCAGAGCAGCAGAATTTGCAGCAACTCATTTAGGTCAATTACAAATGAGCTTTGCAAAAGGTATAGAAGATATGTTTGTAGCAATTGCACAAGGATCTATGTCAGCAAAAGAAGCATTTAAAGAGATGGCATTAATGATGCTAAAACAGATGGCTCAAATAGCTGCACAGCAACTAGCCCTAAAAGCTTTAGGATTTATGGGATTTCCAACTCCTTTGGCGAATGGTGGAATCATACCTATGGCAACTGGTGGAGTCATTCCTAAATATTCACAAGGTGGAATTGCAACAGAACCTACTTATTTAGTAGGTGAAGGAAAACACAATGAAGCAGTTGTACCACTTCCAAACGGAAGAAGCATACCTGTTGATATGAAAGGTGGAAGCGGAACAAATAATGTATCAATCAACGTAAATGTAGATGGAAGTTCTTCAAATGTTGCAGACGGCGAAAAAGGAAAACAACTAGGAAAAATGATGGAAGTAGCAGTAATGGAAGTAATACAAAGAGAAAAAAGACCTGGAGGAGTATTAGGTAGATAATGGCAACAGCAATATTTCAAAATGATGGAAGTAATATAACAGGTTTTTCTGGCGGAGTATCTGTAGACAAAGGATTTCAAAGGACAAGTACTCCCAAAGTACATGTTATGACTTTTGGGGATGGGTATGAGCAAAGAATTGCAGATGGTATTAATAATCTAGCGCAAGGTATGAATGTAACTTTTAACACTAGACCTAAAGCAGAAATTGATGATTTAGTAGCCTTCTTTGAAAGTTTAGGGGGTGTTACAAAATTTAGATTGACTGTAGATGATACTAATGGAAATGAAACAATTAAAGTAGTATGTAAGTCATGGAATCAAACATGGGTGTATGATAATTTTTATAGTTTATCTTGCTCTCTTGAAAGGGTATATGAAGCATAATGGGAGAAAGAATACCAATAAAAGAAGTTCAAAAGTTAGAACAATCGTCAGGAATTGTAGACCTTTATGAAATTGAAGTAAGTAATACTTCTAGAGTTTATATTACAAAAGCACCGGATAGTGCTTTACAAAGTATAGAGTTTTATGATTATGATACAAATACCCAGAAAAACACTTATATACCTATTCCATTAGAAATAGAAGGGATAGATATAACTACAAAAGGTGTATCAGCAAGACCCGTATTAACAATTGCAAATGTTTTAACAGACTTTGAGAATGCAGTCTCCCCTCTAACATTTCAAGATTTAGTAGGAAAGAAACTATATAGAAGAAGAACTTTAAAGAAGTATTTAGTAGGAGAAGCCTCAGAAACAGCTTCAGGAGCAACTCCCATAGAATTTCCTAGACAAATGTGGGTAATTGATAGAGTTGAACAAGAAGATTCGTTAAATATTGCTTTTGAACTTACAAGTCCTTTTAATGCAGAAGGGTTAGTACTTCCTTATCGTGTAGTTGGACATAATGCTTGCCCTTGGCAGTATCAAGGAGCAAGCCCAGAAAAAACAGAAGCTGATAAACGCGGAGGGTGTACTTGGCATAGTGAAAGTAAATTTATAATTCAAGGCACAGCATATCAAGTATATGTAAATTCAGATGATGAGTATGTTGTTAATGGTGATGCAGGATTTACAACTTGGGCAGGAAGTGGAACTAAAGATAATTATTATAAAACTACAACCACATTAGGAGTGTCTAGTGGAGTTAGAAGATATAAAGCAGACGGTACAATTGATACCAGTGTAGATAGTTCTACTATAAATAATTACTGGCAAGCAACAAGAACTACTAGTGTAACCCCCCAGGATAATCACTCAGATTGGACAAGAGTAAGAATATATAATAATTATTCAACTAGTGCTACATACTATGCTTATACAGATGATAGACTAAATGACTATGCAAAACCTACATCTGGTACAGAATTTTTATGGCAAGCAAAGATAACTCACACCAATAACGCACAAGAGTTTGGAGAGTATTGGAAAAGAGGTGATCTATGTGGAAAAAGACTATCTTCATGTCAATGTAGATATGGATTTGATCCTATAAATACAGGTACACCTACAAGTCGTGGAAAAGCAACTAAAGTTACTACTAGACCGTTACCTTTTGGAGGATTCCCCGGTGCAAGAAAGTTTAAGTAGATTATTACCTGAAATATATAGTCATATGGCTATTGAAGCTCCAAGAGAAGGGTGTGGATTAATTATCGATAAAGAAAACCCAAAATTTATTCCACTAGAAAATATAAGTGAAGAAAAAGACCACTTTACAATAGACCCAAAAGAATACGTTAAGTATTCAATTAAATCAAAAATATTATATGTAGTCCATAGTCACTATGATCAAGATTGTTATCCAAGTGAACATGACAAAAACAACTGTAAGGCATTAGGTATTCCATACTTAATAGTATCTTACCCAGACAAAAAGGAATTTATTTATGACCCACGTTAAATTATTAGGAGAGTTAGGAGAGAAGTTTGGTACAGACTGGGAATGCTCTGGCAAATCTATTCGTGAGATTTTAAAACTTATTGACTGTCAAGTAGACGGCTTTAAAGACTATTTTGCAGAGTGCCATGAGAAAAATATAGGTTTTACACTGCAGAATGGAAATGATTTTATTGAAGAGAATGAAGAAGCATGGCTACCTACTGTAAAAGACACAGTAATTATATCACCGGTTCCAGCCGGGTCAGGTAAAGGACTAGGAAAAATACTTGCAGCTATTTTTATGATTACAGTAATCGTAATGACTGGAGGAGCAGCAGCAACAGTAGCATCTACAAGTGCCACAGGAACAGGTGCAATGAGTTTTATGGGTGTGAATTTAGGGACAGCAACACAGGTTGCAGCAACAGCAGAGGCTGCAGCATTTACAACATATAGTTTAAGTACTGCAGGGTACTTAATGGTAGCAATCGGAGCAAACTTAGGAATTATGGGTATAACGGAAATGACAGCTCCAGACGCTGGAGATATGACTTCAGATCCTTCATTTCTTTTTAATGGAGCAGATAATAATATAGAACAAGGACAACCTGTACCAGTATTATATGGTACAATGAAAATAGGTGGAACCCCAGTCAGTCAAGGTTTTCAAACTGGACAACTAAGAGGAGCTTCATTAAATTATAGTTCATCTTCAGTGTCAAGTACATACTATGGGGGTTCAAATGGAACAACAACAGGCGGCGGATCAAGAAGAAGAAAAGGAGCAACGCATCAAAGATAATGGCAAAATATACTAGTAGACCCTTTGGGACAAAAACACAAGGAGATAGATCAACTCCAAATAAAACACAAATTGCAGCTGCTTACGATATTCTTTCGGAAGGAGAGATTGAAGGATTAGCAGATGGTTTTGCTTCTGTATACATAAATGATGTTCCAGTTATTGACTCCCTTGCAAATGAAATTGTAAAAAACAGAAATCTTGTTTTAAATACTACTGCGAATAATACAACTATATCTAGTTCTGTATTTGGAGCTGTAGGTGGATTAACTAATAATAATGCAACTGGGTTAAGCTTAGGTATTCGTTATGTCTTGCTTGAAAAAGCAGGTAAAAAAGGAACTGGTATAGCAAGTGCAACCAAAGACTCTAATACAATAACAACATCTTCTAACTTTTTTACTACAGAGCTTATAGCTAGTTTAAGGTCAAAACCAATTAAAGGGTATATAACACTAGCAGGAGCAGGAGCAAATGGAACCGATTTAGTAACTGTAGGTACTTTTGTTAGCGCAACAGAAATTACTATAGAAGATTTAGTAGCAACTACTGTAAGTAATGCAGATATATTTACTGATCATGTATCTAAAGTATCAAGTATTTCTGGTAATGACGCAACTTTAAGCGTTGCTCCAGGAGTTAGTTTAACAAGTGCCGCAGGAGTACTAACAGGTGCTATTACAACAGATGATAACTTAAAAAACTTATTTAATATTGAAAATTTACAATTTGGATTGAATACAGGAGTATTGAATCAGCCTCCGATTAGTATGAATACTTCTTTTGGACAGGCTTCAATTATTGCTAGTCCAAATATAGAGTTGGAACAAGGCAACCTTCGTGCAAATGTAGGCACAACAGGCAACTTAGTAAATGCCTATAATAACGAATTAGATGAACCTTCTCAACTTGAAGGAAGCTCTGCCGATACCCTTATGACTTCAGCATTTTTAGAGGTATCAAATCCTTCAGAAGTGGATGAAGTACATTTAACTTTTAACTTACCTTCATGTCATGCAATAAAAAACTCTTCTGGCGCAAAAGGCCCTTCTTATGTTGAACTACAAATATTTTTTGAGTACTCTACCGATGGGGGCTCTAGTTATACATCAGAACTTGCTTTTGGTCCAAGCAATAATGACATTTTAACAAGATCTAGAGGACTGCATATTTTTGCTAGAAGTATGTCAGATTTACCAAACAATGGATATATTAAACCTTCTAAAGCCCAGTATGCGGCATTTGTAGAAGAGTTTATAATAAATACTGAAGAGTTCCAACCTTTTGATGATTTTAGAATTCGTGTAAGAAGAATTAATGATCTTAACTTTAAAGATGGTAGTTTTCAGCATAATAACTCTTGTACATTAACAACTGTAGAGAGTATAATAAAAGATAAACTTACATACCCACATACTGCATACACTTTTACTTCTTTTAATGCAAAAGATTATGAAGGCACAGTACCTACTCGTGCTTTTGCTTTAAAGGGCGTAAAGTTACAAGTTCCTACTAACTACCGTACTAGAGAAGAGACGGGTGGAGCAGCAGCCTATACAAGAAATATTACTTCAGGAGCAACGGAAAGCTCATACCAAAACTGGGATGGAAATTTTAGGGGAGATATACAAACTTTTAATCAAGCCTCAATAAATCATGAAAAAGTATTTTGCGATAACCCTGTTTGGATTATGTATGATATGCTTACAAATAATCGTTATGGAATGGGTCAATTTATAGATAAAGATAATATAGATAAATACGAACTTTTTAGACTTGCTAAATATTGTGATGAAGAAATTCCAGATGGAAATGGAGGTACAGAACCTAGGTTTACTTGTAATGTATATTTTTCAGAAGCGGGAGAAGCTACTACAGTATTAAAACAGTTAGCCTCTGTATTCCATGGTATGACATTATGGGCAAATGGAGAATTTACTGCAGTCTCTGATAGTCCTAAACAACCAGTAGCACTATTTTCAAAAGCAAATATTATCAATGGTCAATTTACTTATGAAGGAACAGGAGAAAGAGTAAGAACAAATCAAGTAAAAGTAACATGGAATGACCCAGAAGATAATTATCGACAATCTACTGAGTATGTAGAAGATTATGAAAGTATTGCAGAAACAGGAAGAATCGTAAGATCAGAACAATTAGCTTTTGGTTGTACTTCAAGAGGTCAAGCCCATAGAATGGGTAAATGGAAACTTATCTCAGAAAAAAATGAAAAAGAAACAGTAAGTTTTGAAACAGGTCAAAATGCAATAGGGCTACTCCCAGGACAAGTTATAGCAATTCAAGATGCAGATAGAGATAGAGTTTCTTATGCGGGTAGAGTTTCAAATACAGGAACATTAACAACAACAGTTATTCCTTTAGATAGAACAATTAGTTTACCTGCGTATGACTCTGCTTTTCCTCATGAGCTAGTATTAATGTACCCAAAAGGAGGTGCATATCTTACTGACGATAGTGCTACAATAGGCGGCGTAGCATATGTAAAAGGTGACTTAGTTACCTCAATTACTTCGTCAATTGAAGCAGTAAATGAGGAAGCCAACTTAGCATGGACAGAGGAATTTACAACAGAAATTCAACCAATTACAACTTCAGCAGGTAATGTATCTTCTTTAACAGTTAGCTCAGCTTTTACAAGCGCTCCAAATACTGAAACAATATGGGCATTGAAGTTATACAATACAGATGGAACTCAAAAAGTCGGAGCATTAAAAGAGTATAAAATTGTTGCAATAAAAGAGGACGAAGGTAAGTTTAGTATCGCAGCAGCAGAATATTATAGAGAAAAATTCACAGAAATAGAAAGAGGATATGGATTAGAAGCTAGACCCACGAAAGAGTCTGCAGATCCAGATGATGTAGTTCCCACACCTAAAAATTTGGTTATTACAGTAGAACCTATGGACTCAAGTGATAATACATCGTCTACAGATATCTCTGGAGTTATTACAGGTAATAAAGCTACTCTTAGCTGGGATTACCCTTTAAACGCAGATGGAAGTAAGTATAAGTTTGCAAATGGTTTTGAAATCGTACATAATTTTAATGGAGATGAAACTACAGAACTTGTCAATAGTATAAATCAAAGTTTTACAATTGATAATATTTCTGCAGGTGTCTACAATGTAAGACTAAGAACAAAAACAGCAATAGGATCCGTATCTCAATTTATCAAGAGGGATATTGAAATAGCAGAAGCAGAACTTGTTACCCCAGGTGTTTCTAGGACTGAGCTAGTTCCTCAGGGGGGAACATCAAGTAGAAATCTTCTAGTAACTGGATCAGTTTTAGAGTTTAGTTCAAACAGTTATTCTTTTACAAATCCTAATGGCGTTACTTTTACAAATACCTCTAGTACTGAGGCTACATATAAACAAGACTTTAATGGAATGGGAACTGAAGCTTATTTGCTTTTTGATTCTAGTGAAACCACAGATAAATTAAAAGCATTAAAAATTATTAATCAGACAGACTCAGTTCCTCCTGTAAGTTATTTTGGAGACATTTCTACATCTACTAATGGGTTATCTTCTACTTCAGGAACTGTTATTATAGAAAGATTCTCTAACCAAGTGGATGGTACAGGTACTTCATTTACTACAGAATTAAATGTAGGTAACTTGATACAAATAACAAATGGCTCAAATACTACTCAAGCAACTAGCGGAGCAACTACAGAAAGTAAATCAGTAACACTCTCTGGAACAAACTCAAATATTTCCGTAGGACAAACAGTTACAGGAACAGGTATCAGTGGAGTTACATATGTAGAAGCTATTAGTGGAACTACGTTAACTCTAGGAAATAAACAAACTATTGCAAGTGGTACGATTTTAACTTTTTCAGTTTACGAGTCGTTTGCTAGAGTAAGATCTATAGAATCTAATACTTTACTATATTTGGAACAAATAGTACAAAGACCTTTTAGTTCATCCTTAAAAGTACAGGCTTTTATACCTGATTTTACTAATGATGCAATACTTGCTAAGATAAAACTAACTAGTGGTACATATAGTATAGAAGAACTATATGTATCAGCCGGAGGAGAAAAAGGGGACCAAGGCCCAGTTGGACCTAAAGGTGGGATAGGAATAAAAGGTGACACAGGTGTAACCGGGCAGAAAGGTGAAGGTGGGTCTACTGGGGATAAAGGAGCCAAAGGTGGCGCAGGTGAAACAGGCCCAAAAGGCCTACCAGGTGCTGCAGGAGAGAAAGGTGGACCAGGTGCTACCGGTGAAAAAGGACCAAAAGGCGGAATAGGCCCTAAAGGACTTCTTGGAGATACAGGAGCTAAAGGTGCTACAGGAGAGAAAGGAGAAACAGGATCTAAAGGACTTAAAGGAGATTTCGGTCAAAAAGGAGTCAAGGGCGGCACAGGTGAAACAGGAGAGAAAGGGCTTAAAGGAGACTTTGGTCCTAAAGGACTCGTAGGTCCAACAGGTGATACAGGGGATAAAGGGCTTAAAGGAGAATTTGGTCCTAAAGGACTCGTAGGTCCAACAGGGGGTACAGGAGATAAAGGACTTAAAGGAGAGTTTGGTGCCAAAGGACTTGTAGGTCCGACAGGTTTAACAGGAGATAAAGGACTTAAAGGAGAGTTTGGCCCCAAAGGACTCGTAGGTCCAACAGGTTTAACAGGACCTAAAGGACTTATTGGAGATTTCGGTCCCAAAGGTGCTACAGGTGGTGTAGGTGATACAGGACCTAAAGGAGCTGTAGGGCCAACAGGTGCAAAAGGTGGTATAGGTGGACCGGGCCCAGCAGGTGGACCAGGTGATACAGGTGATAAAGGAATTAAAGGCCAAACAGGTCTTCAGGGTGGTACTGGAGTTAAGGGCGATCCCGGAGATGAAGTCTTTTTAATATACTATGATGGATTAAAAAATGATGTATTAAATAGTAATGCTGCTGTAACTACAACAAGTAAACCACTAGCTCCAGATATGGACGGAGGCTCTAGTGCTATAAGTAATTTATTTAGATTAACTCAAAAAGATGGAACTGTTACAGATTGGTATACAGAAGCAGCAGCTTTATCAAATTGGTACTTTGTAGCTTCCGCAGTTACTCCAGCATTTGACCAATCTCCTAGAACGGAATGGACAGTTAGTGAGTATTTACAAGGGGAAAAGGGAGAAACAGGAGCTCAAGGAGCAAAAGGAGCTCCAGGCGGACCAGGTGAAACAGGGCCTAAAGGAGCTGTAGGTCCAACAGGTCAAAAAGGTGGACCAGGAGCTGTAGGTGCTAAAGGTGCTACAGGCGGACCAGGTGCTACAGGAGAGAAAGGTGGGCCAGGAGATGGAGGTGCTAAAGGAGCTACAGGCGGACCAGGTGCT